CTTGGTATTGCTAGTGCTGGTACTTTCTCTGTAATTACAATTGGTCCTGTTCCGTTATCTAATGCACCTAGTCCACCGTTGGATCCGTCACCAATAACATTTGCAACTTTGACCCAAATATAATCACTAGTTAATTTTGTTTTAGTTGTTGTAAGTTCTCCATTAGGTAGAAAATATCTACCACTTGGTGGAACAAATTTAATCATACTATCAGTTGCAATAAACCTAAAGTTGTTTCCTGTAAATGAACCAACTGTAATAGGTGCGTTATTCACTGTGTTTCTAAAATATCCTGTTGATCCAAGACTTGTGTCTGTTGATTTAACCCAATCAATGTTTAGTCCTGCTGTTTGTATCCTAGGAAATTTATCATAGTAAAAACTTTTAGTTCCTATGCCTGCAATAATAGGTTCGATATTATTTCTTAAAACACCTAATACATCATTTCTTGTACTAAATGTAAAATTAAAATCTATTTCGTAATCATTTTTATAAAGTATTCCATCATCAGCCATTATGTTTGTGCTAGAATATTTTCCAGTTGGATCTTTAATTTCATACTGTCTTGAAATACCACTACTTGCTCTGTTTACTGCTTTTGATTTAACAACTTGTGGATTAGACGTTAAAGGTAAAGTGTTATAGTCTTCACCTGTGATCATTCTGTTTTGTGTGTAATATGTTTGAGGTGCATTGTTTCTAATACTAGAAACGCTTTCTGTAGCACTAGCATTTGTAACTGTAGTCTGCAACGCACATTGAACTGTTAGTGTATTTCTTTGTCCACTTTTTGAAGTGTAAGGAATATCAACAATAATATTTTGCATGTCTGCTGGTCTAATTGTATATGTTAAACCATTTGAAACTCTGTAGTAAACTCTAAATGAACCATTAGGTAAATCACCAAATGTTCCATCTGCAAAATTTAAACTAACTTTGTCTTGGTCTCTTGAAATTACAGAATAAATTTTTCTATTATCTTTTGCTTCCGAATTATAAACAGCGTTTGTTCCAACAACACTATCAAGTTTTGTCCATTGTTGTATATAGTTTCCAAATTGATCTAATTCCCATAACCAAACATCATTGTTATTAATGTTAGGTGTGTTTAAATTAATTACTTCATTGTTAGAAGGATCTGAAATTGAAAACGGTGAAGTATAAGTTTCACCTTGTTTAAAGTTTAAAAAGAATCCTGTGTTTTCTGAACTATTGCCTCTTTTATCATTTCTATATAATAATCCTAATGTGTTTCCTGGCAATGGAGTTTCTTCAACTATATTACCTTGAGTTAGATTAGCACTTACAATATTAAATGATGTTTGTAACCCTGCAACAGTTTTATTAAATTTATATGTTGGAATATCTGAATTAGTTGTATTAACTTTGTATTGATCTGTTTGAATTCCACCAACTGCATCACTAGCATTTGGTTTTCCAAAAACAGTTGTTCCTTGGAAACTGTTATTCATGATTGTATTGATCTGCTCTAACCAGTTTACATTTGAATCGTCATTCCATAAAATAAATCTATTACGTAACTGTGTTCCATTGCTGTCAGTTAAATTCTGTGTGGTTTGTATTCCTGTAATTTTTAATAGTCCTGTAGCACTTTGGTTACGTTTATTGTTATAACCTACTAATCTTGCAAGACGTAATACACTTTCTTTTTTCTGTGCTGTTTCAATAAAGTTTTCTCTAGCATTTAAGTCAACTCTATAAGATAAACTTTGCCCTAAAAATGCAATTACATCAATTAATGCAAGATATTCACTTGATTCAATATAATCGTTAAAATCTTCTGGATAATTTTTACGTAAGTAATTAATCATCGTCCTACGTATAGTAGGGAAATCGTAAGAACTAAAGTCAGCATCAGTGAAAGATCGATAGATCTTACTCCAATCCTGGTTTACTAAAAGTGAATTTTGTCTATCATAACTTGCCATGCAAATATTTACCTTAAATTATAAACTGCGTATTTTATTTTATGCCATCGATAAGCCACTATTTCGATCAAACGTATATACCATTTGTTCTAGTTGATTGTAGTCTTTAAAGTTAATTTCAATAACAATTTGTACACCAGTTTGCTGTTCAAAAATTGAAATATTTTCAACTAAAACCCTTGGATCTGATCTAAGGACTTCTTTAACGTCATTTTGTAATAATTCAGTTGTTTCTTCTGTTAACGGTTCGTGTATTAGATCCCATATAATACTACCAAAATTTGGATTGTAGATCTTCTCACCTTTTCTAATATTAAAGTGATTCAACAAATCCTGTTTGATTAAGTTTATATCGTATAATGAAAAACTCTTACTATCGTCACTAACCGTACTCGTGCCTTTGTAAATTTGACTAGTTTGCTGTGTTTGAACTACGTCTGTTTTTCCGTCTACATTGATTTCTTTATACTGTGCCATACTGCTATTTACCCACTTTACTGACCACTGGTTTCTCTATCTGTATTAGACGCTGTAGTTTCTATACCATCGCCTGCTTCATGTCCCGGCCACGGTTCATGCATAGGTATACGCTTCATTATACTAAACAATGTACTGTCTGATTGATAGTATGCTTCGTTCCACGGTTTGCTAGGATCAGTAATTGGATTTTCGTAAACACCAAATTCAGCACCATTTGCTCCTCCACTTGCACTTGTATCAAAAGGAAATGGTATGTTAGTTGCTAACGCACTTAACACAATAGGTAGTGCTGGTGGTTGAACAGGTCCAGGTAAGTTTAAGTGTACTGCACTTGTTCCATCTATGAACACAGTTTGAGGTGTTTGTATATTAATGTTGTCTGCAATAGTTTGTAAATTAATAGAACCTGTAATACTTGTTGCATTAACTTTTCCTTTAGCATGTATCTCAATATTACCAAGCATAGGTCCTGCAACATTTGTATCTATTTTAATATCGCCATGTATAGTTTTAGGAATAACTGGTGGAATAATTTCCCAAAATAATCCCGGAGACGGTGGAACTTTAACACCAGGAGTATTTGGAACCATATTTTGTTGTAATGCTTTATAAAATAATGTACCAAATATTACAGTTTCGCCTTTGTAATATGTTCTTCCTGGATTATATGTTTGTGCATTCCAAATTTGATTTTCTAGTACGTTTGTTTTAATTTCTAAACCAGTACCATGACTTTGACGCATTCCGTACTGCGAAACTATATCAATCTCTCCTGATCTAATGTTTGTATTAATTTTGTTTGAGATGTTTAGATTAGTTGTATTCATACTTAGATTATTAGTGGACATTGTCATATTTGTACCTACTATATCTAAAGATCCTCTTGAATCTATTACAGTATCCTGTTTTCCAATTAGTCTTAATTGTTCTGCTTCAATTTGTGTTCTTTCAATACCTTTAATGTTGAGGTGTCTACCTGCTTCAAAATTAAGATCTCTATCTGCACGGAAATTAAAATCTGCTTCACTATGAATACTAACACTATCTTTAGCATACATATCAATCTTACCGTCTTTGGTCATTTCGATCCAAGCAGTACCATTTTGATTACCAATGTAAACCATCTCTGATGTATCATGAAATAATATTTGTGCGCCTTTACTTGATCTTATTCTTACTAGATTGTTGTCTCCTCCAGTGTCGCCATCATCCATAACAAATGTATGACCACCTAATCTTGTTAGGTTCATAGGTTTTTTAACAACTACTCCACCTTCGTCCATATATGGCGTAAGATCCTGTGATTCCCCTACTCCTCCTGGAGTATTAAATCCAATCATTTTAGAATCATTATCTCTAAGAATAGACGATGTTGACGATCCTCTAATTGTGTCTACTAACAGTCCTTGTTTTTTTAAAACTTTTGCAAAAGGATGAATTGCACGTTTTGCTTTATCTGTAGTTACACGACCATCGTAGGTACTAGCATTTTTTTCACTTGCTGGCATTCCAACAGGACTAGCATATTCGTCTAGGTCTGCTTTTTTACCAGTAACTTGATCACTACGTGCTGGCTCTGGAATAGTTTGTCCTAGTCC